GGCGGACGCCCCTCGCGATCTCGTTCAGACGCTTGTCGGCGGTCTTGTCGCGCTCCTTGATGAGGTCGCTCATCTCAGCGCCGTTGGACGGAATAAGCGCCACGGCCTTGTCAATGCAGATGCGCTTGATGATCCCCGGAACGGTTTCCAGCGGCAGCCGGTACCGGACGCGGATCGCGGAGTCGATCTCCTCGGAGGCATCAGCCAGGGCGGTGTCGATGGCAGCCGTATTGAGGTTGCCCTCGCCGTCATCACCGGCAATGCCCCAGAGTTCGTCTTCGCCGAGGCGATCAATGACTTCCTGAACCGTGGCGTAGCTCATTACTCGTCACCCTCCGGGTATCCATCCCAGGCGTATGCGATCTCAGCGGCAGAGACGTCGTAGCTGAGCTGGCCGATAACGCTGGCCGCTTTCGGGAAGCCGCCCTTGGTGAAGTCCTTGACGGAGTCCAGCTCCTCGATGACGCACATGATGGCCTGGGTCAGGTCATCGCCTTCAGGCTTGGTCGACTCATTGGAGCTGCCGCCCTGGAGCGTGTCGTCACCGGAGGTGCCAGAGGCTTCCGCGATCACGCCGAGCTTCAGCAGAGGCGCGGCCTGTTCTTCGGTCAGGGCGACGGTGTCGCCCATGCTGTACTGCTCGCCATCGTGGCTCAGCTTCCGGTTGACGGGGTAGGTCAATTCCTTGTCCATGGTCCCTCCTAGTAGATGTTCTGGAGGAGAGCGCCACAGTCGGCACCCACGATCACCTCGCCCACGATTTCACCGGCCAGGGTGACGATACCGCCTTCCAGACCAATCTCCTTCTCGGGCCAGGAACCGGCGATGCGGCCACCCTTGGGAACGGTCATGCCCCAGGTGACGCCGCGCTTGGTGTTGGCCTGCTTGGAGCGGAAATGGAGGGCGCAGAAATTGCCCCAACACGACTGAAGGTTCATGTCCTGCCCCTTGCGAGCGATGTTGACCCGGGCCTCGCCCACGAGGATTTCGTTGATCTCCAGGTATTCAGCGACCTGTTTCTTGGTCAGGGCACCTTCACCCTGGGCACCCTTGATCGCCTTGATGGCGTTGATATTGGTGCGCAGCTTGTGCCACCCCATGCCGCTGAGGGACATCACGTTGGGCCGCATGAGCGGACCACCGAGGACTTCCAGGAGCTGTTCGAGCGGCTTGCTGGCCTGGTCACTCCATTTGTCCGTGCCGGACAGAGCCTGGACGTTGTCGGAGTTGTAGTTGTTCACATCGGCGGCCATGCCCGCCACGCGAACCTCGCGGTTCAGGGTAACGAAGTACATGATGTCGCCCACGGCCTCGTTGACGGGATTCAGGCCGAGAGACCTGGCTTCGTCTATATCAGCCTTGGGCAGTCTGATCTTGAGTCCGTGATCTTCCGCCTTGGCTGTGACCTTGTTGACTTCGGTCCCGATCTCGTTGGCAACACCGGTTCGTCCGATCGTGTCGTCGGGGGTCGAGAAGAAAGCGCCAACGGGGTATTGAAGGTACGAAAATTCGCGCTTGCCCACCGGGGAACAACGCGGCATGACCTCATCCCCGATCAGATGGAAGTCGGGATTACGGTATGCGATGGCCACGGCGGTGGCTTCGGGATCGACCGGGAAATTGGCGAGTTTAACCATTGTTTAAACCGTCCTTTACGGCAGGATGCCGAGGTTGAAGTCAAAGGCGACGATGTCGCCAGCCACAGCCGCGACGTCGGCGAATCCAATGATCCGGCTGCCAGCCACGGTGGCCTTGATCGCCTTACCGTCGGCGTCCGAGGTCAGCGGATCGCCAGCGGCAACGGTGCCGCCGAACTCGATTTCGGGGATGCCGGACTTGACGATGTCGATCACGCCGCCGTCTTCAGCTCCCACTTCGGTGGAGACGCCGCACAGGGCGTCGGTAGCGGCAGCGCCCTGGGCAATCAAGCCATCGGCGCTTCCGTGCTTCACGATGCGGTTGGGGTAGATGGTCCCTTCCGCCTTCTTGGATTTGATCAGACCGGGATTGCTCATGGTCTACTTCTCCTTGTGCTTTCCGGCCTTGACCGCCGCGACGGCCTGGACGGAAGTGATTTCGATACCCTTGGCCTTCTGGCTGTCCATGAAGGCAACAGCCTCGGAGGCAAGCTCCTGGGAGTCCATGCCGTTGTCTTCGCCTTCGCCATCGTCGGCGGAGAGTTCGGTGAACTCGGCCACGGTGCCAAGGTTGGTCAGCAGCCCCTTGAAATATTCACGAGGGGTGGATTCCTTGGCATCATCACCATCAGCAAAGGCGACCATGTCATCCTTGCCGTCGGGCAGCTTGGCCATGAAGGCAGCCACACCGTTGGAAAGACCTTCGGTCATCTTGCCGTCAGCGATCAGCTCAGCCACGAAGGCGTCGGCTTCGGCACGAGCTGCTCGCTCGGCGAATTCGACTTCGCGCTTCGCCAGATCATCTTCACGCTGCTTGAGGGCAGCTTCCATTTCCTTGGACACATCATCCTCCTTGTCGGGATTGGGTTTGTCGGACTCCGAAAACGCGGGATCGCCATCAGCGGCCCGATCGGCGGCAGCCCCTTCGGTCAGCCACTGGACGTCCCACTGGTCGATGGCCTTGTCGGCCTCTTCCAAACCGAACTCCTCGATGAAGAAGTCGCGGAGCCTCTGGAACATACGCGGCACGTATCGATCCACGGTGTCGCCGAATTCGACGACTACGCACTCACCATCATCTTCGCCCAACTCGGCGGACTTCAGACCCTTTACAGCAGGAGGCTGAGCGCCCAGGAAGCCGATATGGCAAAGCCCCCAACCGTTCTCGGCGTAGCTGGAAGCATGGCCGGGGGGATAAAGCTTGGCGGAGATTTTCTTGAACTTTCCGGCTTTGACCATCTCGGCGAACTCAGGATCGACCTGATCGAGTTCGGCCAGGAGCAGGCCGTCCTGGGCAACCAGCTTCTTTGCCCAGCCATAGGCGGGGTCATCCGTTTTCGGGTGGCCGATGACAGCCGGGGCCTCATGCTTGGCAGGATCGTAGCCTTCGGCGAGCTGAGCGACATCAGCGTCCGTGATCGTCCACGTCCTGCCGTTCATGTCCGTATGCGTTCCCGCTTTGAAAATCTGAATCAGCGGCACATCGCCACCTCCTTCGCGTAGTGGATGGGGTTTCAATCAGTTCCCACCTTGTGCGGAAGACATAAAAAAAGGCACCCGGAATAGTTCCGGGTGCCTTTGGCGGGGTGGTCGATGCTGGAGGCAAACATACGACATCGGGATGAAAATGTCACCATGCTGGTTTTCTTCAGTCCCTATAGAGGATGGACCGCCCCGTCATTCACTTGGAATTGCGTTTAAATCTTGCTTTAAACAATTTCTAGACTCATCGTCCGCATCCGCCATGTCAAAACGCCTTACGGGGCGAATCCAGCGGTACGGGTTGACCAGGGCTTGCGCGAGGCTTACAGTCTTTTTACGAAGGCTCGGATGCGAAGATGGCTCGCGCAATCCGTGCCGGGCGGTCGAGTGGCCATCTCACTCATGACCCCCATCTCTTACTTCCCCCACATCAGACGCCCTCTACGAAGACGATTCAGCTCCTGGACCCTGCGGATCGGGATGAATGTCCAGCCGGTGAACATGCCCCTGGAGGCATTGGCCACCAGAACCAGCAGCTTGTCTTTCTCAAGCGCCACCAGCTTGATGAGGCGCTTCCTGAGCACGACCTTGCCGGTCGCCGCGCTCTGCTCGAATGTCATCCAGATTTCATAGGGGTCTTCGATCAGCTCCGGCAAAAGCGGGATGAACGGTGAGCGGGATATGTCGATATGTTCGGCCAGCGTGGCGGCGTCCACCAGAAGCGGAGAGCCGTCGGCCAGGGTGAACACCTTTTCGGCCTCGCCGCCGATAGCCTTACGGATCATGCCCTCCATCTCGCCCGTGTCGGCAGCCTTGGCAGCCAGCTTGGCCACAGGCTTGTCCGCCGGGACTTTGGCCGGACGTCCGGCTTCCATGTAACCACCCTCGGTCAGCGGCTTCCAGCGCTTGGCACCGGACGTGTTGAATTGCCGGAAGGCATCCTCGGAAATCTGACGCCCCCAAGCCGCCTCGCCCTGGTTGCTCGCGAAGCCAGGATGAATGCCTTCAGGAGCCTTCACGGTACGCGGCCCAGTCGGCGTGTTGATGGTATGTTCCACATACTCGATGTCGGGATCGTCCGAGACGGACAGGCCACGGCGCTTGAGATCGCGCTCGGTGAGCACCTGGACGGTACAGCGGCAGCCCCATCCGTTCATGGGGTAGTGGGTGCGCCAGAACGGATGATCGATCGGCAGGATCAGACCGTGCCACTTGCGATGCTGATCGCGGGTACGGTCGTCAAGGACGGCCACATAGCGGAGATAGACCTTCTCGCCGCGTTTGGCCCTGACCTGGGCGAGGCGCTGGGCTTGCTGCCAGCGGCCAGCCATATGGGCCTGCCGGAGATTGGTATGGTAGATGACGCGGGTCCGCCAGCCCCGACCGCCGTTGTAGCTCCAGCCGTGACGCTCCACGATCCTGTCGAAGTCCTTTCTGAAGTCGGCAAGTGTCGTGCCGTCCTGAATGGCCTTCTGGATGGCACCCTGGAAGTCGGTGAGCAGATCGTCCTTCATGGCACCAGCCACGACAAAGGCGCGACCGTGCTCCTGCTCCCAGATGTCCGTCCAGTGGGACGTTGGGAGCCGGACCTTGTTCCTGAAGGTGTCGATGGCTTCCTGGAAGGGAGTGCCGCCCTGTTTGATGCTAGTCGTCATCCTGAGCCGCCATCCCCTGGAGAGTGGAAAGAGCACCAGCGCTGGCCATGAGCGTGGCGAGGCCATTCAGGTCGAGATCGGGAACGGCATCGAGCAGCCGCTCGCTCAGTTCCTCCAGTGTGGTGACTGTCGGATCGTTGACCAGCTCCTTGATGACATCGATGGCATCCTGCATCTCTTGAGCGGCCAGCTCGTCGAGCTGATCCGTGAGCACGTCCACATCGTCGCCGTCCCCGGCTTCTGCAAATGATGCCGAGGAGCCGCCCTGGGGAGCGGATGCCGCTACCTCTTTTCGCTTCCATCCATCGCCATGGCGGCGGCGCAGCTCGTCGTCGGTGTACTCGTATCCCATCTCGTGCAGCTTCTCATCGCGATCGATGTTTGACTTGACCTCCTCAGGGTCTTCGATGACGCGGGACACCTTCGGATAGGCAGCACCGGGGAAGTTCCAGTCGGTGAGCCACCGCGCCGGGCCATCGTTGAAGGACTCGCACACGAGGTCGGCATCGGATTTGATGATGTCCAGTTTGATCTGGCTATGCACGTTGGCGGTACCGACATGGGGCTTGGCGTCTGTGGTGCCGGTCTGGGAGAGGATGATCTTGGCGATATCGCCGTCCCAATAGAGCAGGAACTTTTCGTAATCGCCGCCAGCGGACTTGAGCGCTTCCAGAAGCTCCAGCTCAAACCCCTTCGGGATGGCCATGGCTCCACGAGTGCGGATGGCCATGGCGGCTTCCAGAGCCGTTTGCTTGGCTGCCTTATCGGCGGTGTCGGCGGGATACTTGGCCAAGGCCGTGGGGGCCGCGAAGCGATCAAGGTAGATCGCCCAGAACTTGGCACCGTTCCGCTTCAGGTACACCGGCCAGTAAAGGTAGTAGGCGAGTCCGCGCCCGTATGGAGAGTCGTCGTCATCGGCTCCGGCGCTAAACGTCCAGAACTTACGCTCCGGCATGACCACGCCGTCGGGATTCCCCATTGTCCTGAGCCGGACGTTGCCGTCCTTGTCAAAGAGGAACCGCTTGGCCTTGCGGACCTTGATGTCCTTGAGAATGACCTTCCCGTCTTCCATTTCCCACATGCACTCGGAGACAGCGTATCCGTAGAACACACCGGACAGCATCATGCGGGTCTTGCGGTCGAATTTGATATTGTCGAGCTGCTTGCGGAGGAAGTCGGCGGCATCGCGATCCCGCTGGTCATCACCGCCGGGGGTGACTTCCCATTCGCGAGCGATAACCGCGTCCCGGCGCTGCTGGAGGCAGGATTCAACCTGACCGTCGCGCATGAGCTTTTCATACTCGGCGAGATCCCCGCCCAAGGATTGCAGCACACGATCCTCGTTGGGCACGATTTCGCCGACATAGGTGTCGAGGTCGTTCATTCCGCCAGCGGCGGAGTATTCTATCAGCTCGGCGCTGGACGTTGTCTTGGTATCAGTCATTGAATCCACTCCAGTCGATTCCGTTGTCTAAGATCGAGGTGATGTCGGTATTGCCATGATCCGGCCTGAACATGCCGAGGTCGCGATGCTGGCCACCGACGAAGAACTCGCACGGCGCAACGTCGTGCAGTGTGGCGATGTAGCCCAGCGCCAAGGCGATGGCGAAGTCGCCATGCCGCTTCTTCTCCGGTTCCTTCAGGTCTTTCTTGGTGAGCTTAGGCAGCTTGATGATGCCGTCGATCACCTCTAGGGCGCGAAGGTCGTTTCGGAGATTGCCGTCTTTGGGCAGATCAAAGACGTCGTCGGTGAAAGCATCCTGGAAGAGACGCATGTGCTCCCTGTACCAAGCGTCATTGAGCGTCACCTGGATGATACGGTCATGTCCGAACTTGTCAGCCGTATACTCGGCCAGGATAGCGCCGCTGCCGGTGGCATCCATGGCACCAGCACGGAAACGCGGCAGATGCCGGATGCAATGCCAGATGATTTGCTCCTGCTGCTTGGTCGGCACGTTGTGCATCTCGATGACGAAAGGCACGTACCGGGAAAGATTGTTCGGAACCGCGATCGGAGCGAACTGAGCGAAGTCGCGATGACGGGCGTAGTCCGATCCGAAGGAATGCTCGATGGAGGTATCGAGCTTATCCAGGAGCGGCTGAACGTGGAGCCGAATCCAGTCCTCGGCGAAGCTCTGGCGATATTCCTGCGACTTGAGCGCCCACTCCTTGTCGAAGGACAGGCGGAGCACCGGGCGCTCCTCGCGCATGGCTCGCTCGATGAGCACGGTGGGGATGGCCACGCCGGAGCCGTCGCGGGGGATGCAGTCCAGCTCCTCGCGCATGGCTGCTTTGTTGGAGCCATACGACCGGCGGATTTTTCCGTACCACTCCTCCTTGCCCTGGGCAGTCGCCTCGCGCCCCTTCATAAAGCAGACGCGCTCATAGAGGCCGTTCTCCACGGCCATGTCGAAGTCGACGTAGAAGACCTTAAACGCATTCTCGCCAGCTCGTGCGTCTTTAATGAGCTGATTAAACGCGTTCTGGGTGCCGTTGTGGGTGGAGATGATCCGCACCTTGCCGCCCCATATCAGGAGAGCGAGGGCGGCATCGATGACGGCCTGGACGTTGTTGTGGAATGCGGCCTCGTCGATGATGACAATGCCCTGGAGGCCACGAATGTTCTCCGGGCGGCTGGACAGCGCCATGATCTGGAAGCCGGTGGCGAATCGGATGCGGTAGGCGGTGATGTAGCGCGTCTGGTCCTTGACCTTGTCGTAGTCCTCAAAGAGGACCATCTCGACGCCGGAGTGGCTCATGTCCTCGGCTCCGGCAGCCATGACCTTTGCCATGTGGGCGCAATAGCCGATGAACTCCAGGCCCTTTTCCTTGGTGTCGCCGATGTAATAGACGTTGTCGCCGCCAGCACTCTTTTGCGAGGCGGCGGT